AGTATCTGATGTAGAAGATATGCGATGATCGTAGTTGATTTACCAACCTGTCTAGGCATTTTGCAAACGACGAAACGATTCTTGTGAAACGTTTCAAGCATGTGTTTCTGAAAGTTCCACATTTTGAAAGGTACAAGACCTTCGTCAACGTTGACGATCCGAATGTAGTTCAATGCAAAATAAACAGGATCTTCGGAACACTTCATATATTCCTTAACTTGATCTTCTGTCCACTCAATCTTGACGCCTGCGCGTTTTAGATTGGGATTAGACATATATGCAATAGTATCAGCCATTGGTCTGTTGTTCTTTATTTTGTCTTAATAGTTTTTGAAGTTCTGCTGTTGATCCTACAAATACAGCATTTTGAACATTGACACCGCTAGAAGATTTTGGTGTCTCTTCATTCAATTCTTTCATTTTCTTTTGTAGATCAATCAATTCTTTTGTCACTTCTGATATGTTCTTTATCATACCTGCAACAACTTCATATGCTCTTGGACTTTCGCTCTGTTTGGCAACAAAGAGTAATTCATCAAGTGCTTCTTCACCTTTTCTAACAAGATTACGAATTGTTTGACGACTTAGATCATAATCCGTTTGTGTGTCATTTTGAGGTTCTACTTGAACAGAAATCACTTCTTGTTTCTTTACAGGTTCGATATTTAATATCTCACTCAGATTATCATCAATCTTACTCATTATAATCCTAATGTATTTGGATATTCTATAATTGTTTCAGTAAATCCAAAATCACTATTTACGTTTGCTGAAGTAGGATCTGGAACAACTGTACCGATTACTAACTTAATGTTAGATGTATAAGAACTTGATACGTTCCAATTTGCACCAGATGATGCACCTGTTATTTCAACATTAGAAACAAAAGCGCCAAATCCGTTTTTTGAACCATATATGTCTTTAATATACAATTTTCTATTTAATGTATCATGCTCTATAACTTCAGCCTTTGCATCTGGAAATTCGTAAGTTCCTCCTTGCCAAATAAGTTCACCTGTCTTAAATGTATTAAATCCATTAGATTGAAGATTTAGCACATATATTGAATTACCACCAGATGTTCCACTAGTATATGATCCATATATGTTTGTATTTGCTTTTGTAATAATTTTTGAATCTGATATTGGTCCAAATAGCATTGCTTTAACTGTAAAAGTCAAATCAAATATGACAACGCGAGTTGTATCATCGTCATGAGAACTTTCATAATCTACTGTATAACCGACTGAATTTAATATGATTGGAACATCTTTTTTGATACCCATAGAACTTACTAAATCAATGGACAAAGTATAATCAGGATTAAAAATAGGTAATATTTGTTCAACTATCTGCCATCCATCTTCAATATTTCTAACATATATTGAAAGATTAAACTCATAATTATAAGGAACGCCCATGTATTGTGTTTTTGTTGTTGTATTTGTGGCAGTTGATGTATTTCTATTTTGTATCAAACTATTTTGTTTTCTTGTTGGATCATATTCAACACCAACAATTTCAAATGATATTCTAGGCAAAGAAACTTGAATACTTTTTAATAGATTTGGATCACCCTTAATGCGATTATAAAACTTTTCTTTTTGAGCATACACTATTGGAACAAGAACCCGTTCAAGTTCTTGTGTTCCTGCTTTGTTGTATCTTACAAGCTGAAGTTCATTAAATAAAGAACCAAATGCAACGACAATCTTACGTGTGATGCGATGATAGAAATGATTGCCAAAAATACCTGACATTGTGATTATTCCACAGCCTTATAAACTTTGAAACCTTTGTGATTTTTTCTTTTATCTTGTGATATCATAATCATATTTCCGTTGCCTAATAAGACTTGTTATTAATTTGATGATTTCGTCAGGAAGAATTATATTTGTTGTTTATGAAATATTTAGTAAAAAAATGTTCTTTTTAAGGTTCTCCAAAAGGATTGGTTTCCGTGAAATCTATGATGCCATTTGCATCAGTTTGTATCTCAAGATTATTTGTTAATTCATCAGACACACCTTCAAAACTTTGTCTATTGAATGTTGATAGAGTAAAGTTTGCGTTTGATGTTACGCCTTTAATTGCTAAACCAGAAGTAAACGTGCCTTTTAGATTTATTAATTGCAATGTCGTATTGCTTGGATACCAATCTTTAACAATTGCTGTAGATGTAGCAGTTGCAAGACTTGTTCCTTGATATACAATTTCTTCTCTAACATAAGCACCAGTTCCGCCTGCAGTCATTGACATATTTTGAGTGTACGAATACAAACGACCAACATCATCAATTTCTTTGACGCCTGTAGTAAATCTTTCGTTTGAAAACTTGTATAGTTCCATACTTAATTCATAATAATAAAATAACGGAGGACGACGACCTAGTGTATAGAAATTTCTTTCTTCTTCCACATATTTGATTTCATAAAGATTGGCAAGTGCAGGAATATAGACAAGATCGCCTTCTCGTGGTCTTGGATATAAAGAAACAGGTGCATATTTTTCATATGTACGACGAGCAACAACTACTCTAAGTGAGTCTCTAATTTCTAAACCAAACTTACTAAAGAATTCACCAGGACCTTCAAATCCAGCAACAGACTGAATATACATCTCCATTGAATATGCAGCATTATATGTTTTTACAGGATCTTCACCATAAATTGCATCTTCATCACTTAACGACTTTCTTGGAACATAGAACACGTCAGTTCCATATTGTCTTATTGTTTCTATAATAAGATCCTCAGCAAGAAGCTGTTCTGGTGTAACGACACCAGGAAAATTATTGAAGTAATGATTTACTGCCATTTATATTTTTTTCCATCGCGATCTCCTTAATATCACGATGTATTTATACAAACCGAGTGTCTCAGCCAAGTATAAATGGAATAGGTTCTTCATATTTGTCTTGCATTTCTTGTTCTAATGTTGAAATTTCAGACTCTGCTTCATCATATATTTGTTGACCGTTTAACTGAACGCCGCCAGGAAGTTGTATACCACTAAACTTCTTTAGATTTAATCCCCATTGACGTTTGATTAGTGCTGTTGCATATCTCTTTAACCAACGATCATTGTAAACATCTGTATATGAATTAGGATCAATAATCTTATAACCCTCAATGACCAAATATTCACCAGCTTGTATATCAGTACCCCATTGAAAATCGATATATAATCTATTTTGATGTCTATTGAATCTAACAGGCTGTTCACCTGAAAATAACATGTCTAGTGTGCGTAAGTGTTGTTGTGTTAACACAAAGTTTATATATGATGTTGAAGTGAAGTCATATAGTTCATGTAGACGCAACTGATAACGAAGATCGAACATGTTTACGGTTGCTGCATTTGATATAGGAAATATTCTTGTAACACCAGTTATTGAATCTGCTGCACCGACAATATTAATAGGAACTGAATTTGCACTTGATGAAAATGCAGAATTCATTATCATTGTACCTTTATCAGTAATGGAAGATACTGTTTTTGTTTCTCCATTTATTGTTAGTTGTGTAACGCCTGCTGCAAATTCTGATGAAAAATTAGTTCCTGAACCTGAAACAGTAGCACTTCCAGAAACAACTGAAGCGGCACCAGATGCTTGTGTCATATCAATATATTCACGATCAACATCTGTTTGTGTTACTAAGTGTTTTAGATAAATCTTTTGAATTGCATCATAATGATAGTCTTGATAGAACTGAAGAGCATCATCAATTCTATCTTCGACCTGATCATCATCAACATTTATGTCAATTACTGGAAAACCAAGACGACGTTTACAATAATCAACTAGATTTTCTCTGGAGCTTAATGAAGACATATATCTACCTCTGTAATGTAGATATATTTATAATCAGAAAAGACCCATTTGCTTTCTAATTTCAGTACCTGAAATTTTCGTAATATCTTCACTAAATGTTTCTTCAGCGAATGTATATCCTACACCTCTACCATAACCTATATGAACTATGTTAGGAACCATAATTACTTCATATTGACCTTGATATAGAGGATCTAGATCTTTTTTGATTCTATTAATAACTTCATTTGAAGCAAATGGATTGCTATTATTCCAACCTTGACAATCACGAATCATGATACAAACTTGGCCAGTTTTTTCTAGCAATCTTTCAAAAAGTGTTCTATGTCCTAGATGCCAGGGTTGCCATCTTCCAAGCATTTGAACTGTCTCTTTTTTCCAGTCAAAAGTGGGTCTTCTAACATTATTGAGTATTTTTTCGACAATATATGGAGCCCATTTTTCTGCATTTTGTTCCGTTATTCTAAAGTCGTATTTCGTTGGTGAGACAAACGCTTTATTAGTATCTTCAAATCGACCTTTCTCTATTGTGTCCATCCAAACGATCCAGTCAGGATCGACTTTTTCTCTCATCTCTGGCAATGGACATATGAAATCATTTAAAACGAATGAGTGATAGCTTTCTTTTGCTAGATCACGCATTCTATCGGCTTGACGAAGTCTACCTTCCGTAGAGAAGTCCCAATCGTTATATTTTTTTCTTACTTCATCACCGTTGAGATAATATGTATCTGGTAGTAGTTCACATATTTTTTTGGCTATGGTTGTTTTGCCTGAGCCAGGTAGTCCCATAATTAAAATTCTTGTCATAATATATTCTCCAATAATTATACTAATCTATAATCTTTCATTCGTCCCGGTTTATGTACTTTTATAAAAATATTTACTGATTCTGCAACATTGCTCATTGTATTTAAATTTATATCGAGTTGTTTTGCACCCAACATACCTTGTTCTTGTTGCGATCTCCAGTAGTTAACAATGTTATATGTTACATCAAAAACTTCAATATCGATATCATGTTGTATACCAAAAGTGCTATCACTTAGTTTATTTTTAATGGATTTGAAGTTTACTGTTTGATCAAACATTCTAAATGTTTTTTCAGTTAAGAATCGAACATGCGTATAATCATCATAGAATAGATCGCATCGATGATGTGGCACACAGATATACCATTGAGCGCCGTTTTTACTCACTCTATACATTTCTTTGATTATGTTTGTGAATACTTTTGGATTTTGACCTAAGTGTTCTAGAACGTTATCTGCATGAATGTTTTCGAAAAAGTCTGTTTCCCATGGCCATGGTGTTGATTCAAAATCGAATACTTCGTCAGGATTACATTTTGGATCAACGTCTACGTTCCAATGATCATCTATTTTTTTATAACCACAACCCATATTAAGTTTTTTATGTTCTGGTGTCATTAATAAATTCCTTTCATAATATTTTCTTTTATAAAATTACCACATTTTACTATAGCTTCATCCCAAATGCAAGGTCTTTCTTGATGAATACACCAGGCATCATGATACCATTGTGTTTTACTCATATCTTCGTTATGATTCCATGTGAAATATGCAGCTGCGTGCATTAATACTATTGTTTTTTTTCCCATTGCCGATGAAGCGTGGGCAATAGCAGTATCGCATGTTACTATGAAATCACACGTATCTATTAATGCAATAGTATCTTCCCAACTACTAAAGGGAATGTATACCATTCTACTATCTTTGCGTTCAATATCTTTTTGCAAATTTACAATTTCACCCAAAGATTCCAATTCATTTAGAATTGAATTAAGTGGAATTGTTCTTAGATTAGTTTCTATATGTGTTTTTTCACCCTTTACACATAGACCTATTCTAATTGGTTTATTTTTAG